TCAACAGATTTAACATTAGTAGATGACGCTTCAACAGCTGCAACAATTTCACTTGCAACAGATACATTAAAAATATCAGGTGGAACAGGAACAACATCAGCAATATCTGGTGATACAGTAACTATTAATCTAGACAATACGGCAGTTAGTGCCGGCTCTTATGGGTCATCAACTGCTATTCCTGTATTAACAGTAGACGCTCAAGGTCGTTTAACAAGTGCTTCAACAGCAAGTGTATCAACAGATTTAACTATCATAGATGATTCATCAACTAGTGCAACAATTTCATTAGGAAGTGATACACTTAAATTTGCAGGTGGCGCTGGTGTTACAACAAGTATTTCTGGTGATGTAGTTACATTTGCTTCATCAGCAACAGCTGCTTATATAGATTTTATTTATACTGCTACATCAGGACAAACAACATTTACTGGTGCTGATGGTAATGGTAATACACTTGCATATACAACTTCTAATTTAGATGTATTCTTAAATGGTGTATTATTAGATGATTCAGATTATACTGCTTCAAACGGAACAAGTATTGTACTATCAAGTGCGGCTGCAGCTAGTGATATACTAACTGCTAAGGCATGGCAAGTAAATAATGTTTCATCTTTTGATGTTAATGGTGCAGAATTTGTATTAGACTTAGATGGTGATACAAGTATTACTGCTGACACAGATGACCAAATAGATTTCAAAACAGGTGGCTCTGATAGAATGACAATAGATTCTAGTGGTAACGTAGGTATAGGTACAAGTAGTCCACAAAGTGAATTACATATATCAGGTGCATCAACTCCTGAAATACGATTAACAGACACAACAAATACTGTAGAAGCTAACTTCTTTACAAACGACACAGTTGGCACAATAGGGTGTAAATCAAATCATGCCTTTGTGTTTAACACCAACAACACAGAACGAATGAGAATTGCTTCAACAGGTGAAGTTACAGTAACACATACTGTTAGCTCAGGTGGATTGGATGTCGTATGTACAGACGCCGGAACAAATGGTTCAGAATTAGAACTTTATCATAATTCATCTTCACCTGCCGATAATGACAATGTTGGGTTTTTATCTTCTAGAGGGAATAATAGTGCAGCCGAAAAAATAACCATGTCTCAAATAAGAACTACAGCAGTTGATATTACAGATGGTACAGAGGATTCTCGCATAAGTATCTTCACAATGAAAGCTGGAACATTAACAGAACAACTTAGAGTAGAAGAAGATGGTGATTTACACGCTGATGGTAATGTCATTGCATATTCAACAACTGTATCTGATGTTGCATTAAAGTCTGACATTGAAGTAATACCAAATGCACTAGATAAACTTGATGAAATTAGAGGTGTTACATTTACCAGACATAATGGTAAACAATCAGCCGGCATTATTGCACAAGAATTAGAAAAAGTTTTACCAGAGGCAATTAACGAAACTGAATTGCCTTTACAAAAAAATGATGGTAAAAAATATAAGACTGTAGAGTATGACGCTATACATGGTCTATTAATACAGGCAATTAAAGAATTAAAAGATGAACTTAGAGAGTTAAAATCATGAGTAGAAGTAGAGATTTATCACAAGGAACAACTAGAACAGAATTTGTTTTTACAGCAACTGATGGTCAAACAACATTCAGTACTGATGATACAAGTACAGCATTAGCATATTCAGTAGGCAAAATAGATGTATTTCTAAACGGTGTTAGATTGGCACCTGCTGACTTTACTGCTACTAACGGAACATCTGTTGTACTAGCAAGTGGTGCTAATACAAGTGATGTAATGCTCGTTGTTACATATGGAACATTTCAGGTTGCAGATTTAGGTGCAGCTTTAACATCTGATTTAAATATTACAGACCAAAAAATTGTAGGTTCAGCACTTGAATTAGACTGTTCAGGAAATATTATTCTTGACGCCGATGGTGGTCAAGTTCAATATAATGACGCTGGTACAAATATTGGATTGATTCAAATGGATGCAAGTCAAAACTTCGTAATAAGAAGTATGGTATCTGATAAAGACTTCGTAATTAAAGGTAATGATGGTGGTTCAACAATTACTGCTTGTACTTTTGACATGTCAGCTGCTGGTGCGGCCACATTCAATGATGATGTAACTGCTTTCTCTGATGTGTGTTTGAAAAAAGATATTGATACTATTGACAATGCTTTAGAAAAAGTAAAAAGTTTACGAGGAGTTTTCTTTAATAGAAAAGATAATAATGTTGATAGACAAACTGGTGTTATTGCTCAAGAGGTAGAAAAAGTTCTTCCTGAAGTAGTTAGAGAAACTAAGGACGAAAAGAAAATCAAATCAGTCGCATATGGCAATATGGTTGGAGTACTTATTGAGGCAATAAAAGAATTAAATGCTAAGGTAGAGGAACTTCAAAATGCCGATAAAGAACGCAGGAACATTTCTTAAACTAACTGAGATTGCAGCTGAGTTTAACGACCCTGCCCCACATCAAATGTCCGAGTTCCATCGTGGAGCTGGCAGAGTAGTTGATTTACCTACAAATGCAGCTATTCCGACATCTGGTGCTCTAAGATTTGGACAATTTTACGGTACAGGTAATATTGTAACAGCAGTTGCCATTTCAGGCACAAATGTTGATGTTGCACCTTTATTTCCAGGCACATTCACAAATACAGACGCTAAAGTTTTAACAATAGCAGCCCCTATTCAAATTACAGGTAATAATGTTGCACTAACTGTTCCTTCAAACATGGGTGGAACACTCGATATTCAAAATGCAGGAAACATTATCGGTTCAAGAGGTAATGGTGGTAATGGTGGCACAAGTGGTAATGGTGGTAACGCTGGTGCTGGTGGAGCTGCAATTTCTGTTCAAGCAAATGGTGTTACATTAAACAACTCAGGAACAGTCTCCGGAGGCGGAGGCGGAGGTGGCGGAGGAGCAAAAGGAGCTCCGGTTTCCAGCAATAGTCAAGTAAACTTTGGTGCAGCCAATTATGGTAATAATAATTTGTGGTATCAAAGATGGAACGGCCAAACTTTTCAAAATAATATTGGTAAAAAAGTTACACCTGTGGGAACTTTTAACTTTTCTGGTGGTGGTTCTGGTACTACTGTACTTAATACTGGTAGTGGTGCAAACGCAGCCCGAATCAACAGAGGAAATCCATTAGGTGACCCGGTAAATGCGACCGCCCACAATAAAAGATTTAATCTTGCTGGAGGATTTTATACAACTAGTTCTACTGCTCCTGGTGGTAATGGTGGTGGAGGTGGTAATGGATATGGATGGAATGGTTCATCTATTGTAAATCCTGAATCAGGCTCATCAGGTTCTAGTCCAGGCGGTGCAGCTGGTGGTGCTGGAGGGGCCGCAGGTGCAGCTGGTGCTGGTGGTTCAAACAGTCCAGCGTTTAGTGGAGGTTCAGCGGGTGCAGGTGGCAATTCTTTAACTTCACCAGGTTCAGTAAACTACTCAATAACTAATTCAGGTACAATTAACGGAACACAAGGATAATATTATGCCAGTAGGAACATTGAAAAACACAGGAACAATCACAGGTTCAAAAGAACATGTTTATGTAGACTTCATTCTTGTAGGTGGAGGTAATTCTTTTTATGGTGGACAAGTCGTAAGAAACTATGCAAGAATTAAATCTAAAACTATTGTAAAAATTTCAATAGGTGCAGGTAATATAAAAGGATGCCCTTCATCAATTACATGGAGTGCAAGTGATAACACAAAAGCCCAAATTACATCTGATTATGGTTTTGAATATTTAAAAGATAATAATTGGCACAATGATAAAATTGTTGCAAAAGGTGGTGAAGAATCACTTGTTATTGATAATCTAACAGGTACAGAAACTAGATATGGTGACAATAAAAATAGACCAGGCACATGTGCAATAAAAATGTTAGCAACAGAATATGAAAATGCAATAGTAACAGGAAATCCAGAAGTAGAAACTGATGGTGATTATAAAATATTAATCTGGTCTCAACCAGGAACATTACAGGTATCTTAATATGGCACATTTTGCAAAACTAGACCCAAATAATTTAGTAGAAGATATTGTCTTTGTAGACAATAATACTACTCATAAAACTTTTACAGAAAATGATGAAGAAGTATCTAGAGAAGAAGAACAAAGAGGTATAGATTATTTACAAAGTATTTTTGGAAATGATACTGTATGGAAACAATGTTCATTTAACACATGGTCTAATAAACATAAATTAGATGGCACACCTTTTAGAGGTAATATGCCTGAAATTGGATATCAATGGGATGTATTAAGAAGTGCTTTTATACCACCTAAACCTGGCAATGAATACATATTAATAGAAAAGAAATTACAATGGACATCAATGGCAGATTGGACAAGTCAATATAAAGAACAAGTAAAACTTTTTAGGGGTGATGTCTAATGGCAGTTACACAAAAAACAGCAGAAAACTTTGGCATGGACCAAGGGGCAACATTTAGTAAAAACTTTACAATTACTACTGATGGTTCAACTGCTTATGATATTTCAGGTTTAACACTACAAGCACAAATGAGAAAGTCTTTTGATTCATCTTCTGTTGCAGCTACATTTACAGCAAGTGTGGTTACAGGTGCAAGTGGTATTTATAAATTAGTATTAACAGAACCTATAACACAAGGAATAACTGCTGGAAGATATGTATATGATGTAGAATTAATATTATCAGATTCAACAATAGAAAAAGTACATTATGGTGTTGTTACTGTACATCCAGAGGTAACAAAGATATAATGAATGAATTACAAGAGTTTTTCCAATCTGTTGCAATAGAAAAAAAGAAAGTGGCTGAAGAACAGGCACGAATACAAGAAAGAGAAGAAAGACTAAAGCCACAAGTTAAAATAGAACTAAATGACTTATCAGAGTTTTTTGGTACTGTTGCAACATCAAAAAGAAATCTTAGTCCCAAAACTATACAGGATGTTGTAACACCTGTAAAACCAGAACAAACTAAAATGCATTTAGAATTAGAGAGTTTCTTTGATAGACTTTCTAGTTTTGAAAATGCATTAGAAGAACAAATTACAAAACCTAAATCAGAAGAAGTAATAGAAGAAGTACAAGAAGAAAAATCAAGTACTGAATTACTTGCAGACGCTATGAGTAAATATACTAAAGGGGCACCTGAAACTATTACAGAAGAACCTACTGAATTAGATAAAATCAAAGAAGAATTTAGACACTTTAAAGAAACTGTTATTGCTCAGATGGCGTCTATTGGTGGCGGTGGTGAAGTCAATCTATTAAAATTAGATGATGTAGATACTGGTGCTATAGGTAACGGAAAAGTATTATCATATAATGCTTCAACAGGTAAACTACAATTTATTACATCAAGTGGTGCAGGTGGTGCTTCTAACTTGTCAGATTTATCAGATGTAGATACAACTAACTTGGCAGATGATTCTATTATGCAATACAATTCATCTACAGGAAAATTTGAATTTACAAATGAATTAGACGGAGGTTCTGTATAATGCCTGTTGCAATTAAAATAAAAAGATTTACAACTGCTAGTGATGTACCAACAACATCTGAATTAAATGATGGTGAAATTGCAGTTAATATTGTTGATAAGAAAATTTATGTAAGAGATGGCTCATCTATAATAGAGGTTGCAAATACATCTGGTGGTGGTAGTATTGATTTAAGCTCAGTATCACAGGATATAATACCTGATGGTAATGGTACAAGAAATTTAGGTAGTGCAACAAAAAGATGGTCAGAGTTATTTCTTGCTGGAGAAACAATTAATTTAGGTGGTGCAACAATATCATCTGATGGTACTGGTACTGTATCAGTATCAGCAACAGGCGTAACATTGCCTGCTGAATCAAAAGATGAAGACGGAAATAAACTTGCTGTACAAGGTACAGGTGGTAGACAAGTAATTAGAAAAGTGCCATTTTTTACAGCAGCTGGTGGATTAAACACAGTTAATAAAAATTTTGAATTTAATGCTACAATTGATAATAGAACGGCGTTTGGCGAGGCTCATACATTTACACTATCAGATGGTAGTAATTTGACTGATACTGACCCTACCCTATTTCAATTTTAGATAAATAGTAAGAACGAGAGAGAATAAATATGGCAGTTAAAACACCTATACGAGGCGTCTTTAGTGGCAGTACGGCCACAGGACTTGCCGAGTTTCAATCAGGCGATTTTATAGGACTAACACATGGTGGTTTGGGTGCTTCGTTATCTATTGGTTCTGCCGGTCAAGTATTAAAAGTAAATTCTGGTGCTTCAGCATTAGAGTTTGGTTCTGTTGAGGCAATCGTAAATATAGATGGTGCAACTGATTTAGAAAGTGCCACACTAGCTGTAGGTGATAAACTATTAGTATCAGATGGTGGTACAGAAGGTAGAGTATTATTATCACAATTAGATACTTTATATTCAGGTACAACAAAAACACTTACAAACAAAACAATAAGTGGTAGTGCAAATACTTTATCAAATATTGGTAATAGCTCATTAAGTAATTCATCTGTAAACTTTGGTGGAGTTACAGTAGCACTTGGTGCTTCTGATACAACTCCTGCTTTTGATTTATCAGACGCTACTAATTATCCAACATCATCATTAACAGGTACTATTACAAATGCTCAATTAGCAGGTTCTATCGCAAACGATAAATTATCAAATTCAACAGTATCTTATGGCGGAGTATCATTAGCATTAGGTGCTTCAGATTCTACACCCGCTTTTGACTTATCGGATGCTACTAATTATCCGACTTCTTCATTAACAGGTACTATTACAAATGCTCAATTAGCAGGTTCAATTGCAAATGCTAAATTATCAAATTCAACAATAACAGTTTCAGATGGTTCAAACTCAACTGCTACTGCTTTAGGTGGAACGGTAACTTTTGCAGGAACAAATAACGAAGTTACTGTTGCCGAATCTTCTGGCACAATTACAATAGGTTTACCAGATAATGTTACTATCGCAGGTAATTTAACTGTAAGTGGTACAACAACTGAAGTATCATCAACAACAATTAATGTTGCAGACCCACTATTGAGTATGGCAACAAATAACAATTCTGCTGACGCTGTTGATATAGGATTTTATGGATTATATGATACATCAGGTTCACAAGATTTGTATGCTGGGTTATTTAGAGACGCTAGTGATTCAGGTAAATTTAAATTATTTAAAGATAACCAGGCTGAACCTACAACAACTGTAAATACAAGTGGTACAGGATACGCTGTAGGAACACTTGTTGCAAACTTAGAAGGAAATGTTACAGGTAATGTAACAGGAAATGCAGATACATCAACTGCTTTAGCAACAGCAAGAAACATTGGTGGTGTATCTTTTGATGGTTCTGCTAGTATAAATTTACCAGGTGTTAATACATCAGGTAATCAAGATACATCTGGAAATGCAGCTACGGCTACAGTATTAGAAACTGCTAGAACAATAAATAATGTATCATTTGATGGTTCAGCAAATATAGATGTAGGTACTGTTACATCAGGTTCAACATCAATAACATCTAATTTAGGTTCTATGGCACTAAACTCAGAAAGACTAGACACGCCTGTAGGGTTTATTACTATAAACATAGGGGGAACTAACTATAAATTGCCTTATTATAGTGCATAAATAGTATAGAGGAATTAAGATATGGCAAACCCAAATACAAGAGAAACACTAAAACAGTATGCTTTAAGAGCATTAGGTAAACCTGTCATAGAGATAAATGTTGATGATGACCAATTAGAAGATAGACTAGATGAGAGTTTGCAATATTTTGCACAATATCACACAGATGGTATTCGTAGAACATATTTAAAATACAAACTTACTGAAGCTGATAAAACAAGACTATCCAATAAAACAAGAGGAACTGAATCTGCTACTGATTTGGAAGAAGGTGATGTATCAACTACACATTATGAACAAGACAATTATCTTGTTATACCTGATAGTGTTATATCAGTAACTAACATATTTCCTTTTTCAGATAAAGGTAACTTAAACTTATTTGATGTTAGATATCAATTAAGATTAAATGACTTATACGATTTTTCATCAACATCAGTAGTAAATTATGATGTTGTATTAAGACACTTAGATTTCTTAGACCATATACTAGTAGGTGAAAAACCAATTAGATATAATCAAAACGATAATAGATTATACATTGATATGGATTGGACAAACGATTTAACAGTAGATGAATATTTAATCATAGATTGTTATAGAAAATTAGACCCTGCTACATTTACAGATGTTTATAATGACATATGGGTAAAACGATATGTTACTCAAAAATTTAAATTACAATGGGGTCAAAACTTATCTAAATTTGCTGGTGTTACTATGATAGGTGGTGTATCACTTAATGGTAACGAAATCATGCAACAAGCAGAATCAGAAATATTAAAACTAGAACAAGAAGTCAGAAGTAATTACGAGGAACCACCTCATTTGATACTAGGATAACGCCATGCCAACAAATCATTATTTTCAAGGTGGCAACGGCATAGGTTCATCAGAAGAAAAAAAACTTTTTGAAAACTTAATTATTGAAGGTTTAAAAATCTATGGACATGATGTCTATTACCTACCTAGAACTTTAGTCAATAAAGACCTTATACTTGGCGAAGATGTTGCAAGTAAATTTAATGCAGCTTATCTTTGTGAAATGTATATGGATACAACTGAAGGATTTGCTGGCGAACAAGAATTAATATCTAAATTCGGATTAGAAATTAGAGAAGATACAACATTTACTGTATCTAAGAGAAGGTGGGAAGATATTGTTGGAGACCCTGCTACACAAATAGTCTCTGATAGACCAAACGAAGGCGATATTATTTATATGCCTTTAATGAATAGTTTCTTTGAGATTCAATTTATTGAAGACCAAGAACCTTTCTTTCAACTAGGTAACTTACCTGTTTACAAACTAAGAGTAACTAGATTCGAGTACTCATCTGAAAGACTTGATACAGGCGTATCAGATATTGATAGTGCAGAAGATAAATTCTCACTTGATATGTTAGCACATCAAATGACTTTAGAGGCAGAAGAAGGTTCTTTATTACTTGAAAACGATAGAGCAAGTGGTGACCCTAACTACTTCTTAATGGAAACTTATGCAATACAAACACAATCACCTTATGCAAATAATATTGATTTAGATAGTGAGGCAGGTTTTGATACAGCAAGTGTGGGTGATGATATACTAGACTTTACAGAAAGAAACCCTTTTGGAGAAATTAACTTCTAATGTTTGGAGATTATTTTTACAATCAGACAATGAGAAGAATGACTATTGCGTTTGGTCAAATCTTTAATAATATACAAATTAAAAGAAGGGATTCAAATGGTAGTGTAGTGCAATCTATTCGTGTGCCGTTGGCATATGCACCTAAAGAAAAGTTTCTAACAAGACTAGAACAACAACCTAATTTAAATGATAGACAATTTGCAGTTACTTTACCTAAGTTATCTTTTGAGATAACAGGCCTATCATATGATGGTTCAAGAAAACTTACAAGAGTACAAAAATATAAAACTGTTAAATCTGAAGTAGATGGTAAAGTGATGAATTTTAATTATACACCTGTTCCGTATAATTTAAATTTTTCTTTATATTCATTTACAGCAAGTGCTGAAGCTGGTCTTCAGATAGTAGAACAAATAATACCATTCTTTCAACCAGACTATACAGTAACAGTAAATGCAGTACCAGAATTAAACATTAAAAGAGATGTGCCTATAGTTTTAAATAGTATTAATTATGAAGATACTTATGATGGTAGTTACACAACAAGAAGAGCAGTTATTTATACTTTAAACTTTACTGCTAAAACTTATCTATTTGGTCCTGATAATACAAGTAAAACTATTAAAGAAGTTAAGATTGACTTGTATGATGATACAGATACAACAAATAAAGCAAGAACAGAAAGAGTTACAACAACCCCTAATCCTACAAACGCAGACGCTGATGATGATTTTGGGTTTACAACAGATATAGAATTTTTTGAAGATTCTAAGAAATATAACCCAGATACAGATACAGATGTATAAATATTGTAGAGGAACTAAGTAAATGACAAGAGCAAGAGATAAATCAAGATTTCAAGACCTAAATGGCACAGAATTAATTCTAGACGCTGACGCTGATACCAGTATAACGGCAGACACCGATGACCAAGTAGATATTAAAATAGGTGGTACAGATAAAGTTAGAATTGAATCAGATGGAGATTTACATGTAGATGGTGATGTTATAGGTTTCTCAACAACTGTATCAGATGTTGCATTGAAATCAGACATTGAAGTTATACCTAATGCACTAGATAAGATTGATGAAGTCAGAGGTGTTACATTTACAAGACACAATGGACAGAAGTCTGCTGGTATTATTGCACAAGAATTAGAAAAAATTTTACCAGAGGCAGTAAAAGAGAAAAAACTTTCATTAATAGACGGAGAACAATATAAAACTGTAGAGTATGACGCTATACACGGTCTATTAATACAGGCAATTAAAGAATTAAAAGATGAACTTAGAGAGTTAAAATATCCTAAAAAATAAAGTATATAAATAATTCTATATAATTAACCGGTGATTTTATTATGTTATTAGACCAATGGTTTTTCTTCCAAGAGGGTGGAATACAATCTCACACATGTGAAGAAATTATAAAATATGGAAACTCATTAAATCCTAGTGAAGGTGTTACAGGTTCAACTTATTCACTTCTAGATGATGATGAAAAAAGATATCATTCAGATAATATAAGAAATAGTAAAACATCTTGGATTAAAACTCCTTGGATATATACACTATTAAAACCAATTGTATCACATGCAAATAACTCATCTGAAGGATGGAATTTTAATATTAGCGATTATGAGGCTGTTCAATTTACAAAATATCTTCCTAATGGACATTACAATTGGCACAATGATGTTGTAGTAGATAACCGAACAAATTTAATGAGAAAATTGTCTATGATAGTACAACTATCAAATCCAAAAGACTATGAAGGTGGAAAATTTAGATTTAATCTAAGAGGTCTTGATTCAATGAAAGAAGATACAATTATTGAATCACCTAAAGAATTTAGAACACAAGGGTCAATAATAATATTTCCAAGTTATCTTTGGCATAAAGTAGAAACAATAACAAAGGGAACAAGATATTCTTTAGTTATGTGGTCATTAGGAGAATCGTTTAAATGAGTAATTTATTAGAAAAAAAATATGTAGTAATTAAAAATATATTATCAAAAGAATTAACAGAAGTTTATTATAATTATGTTTATAGAAGGCGTGATGTTTATGCTACCTTAAAAAGACATGGTTTTATTAATCCTTTTACTGATGACTATGGTTGGGAAGGTGACCGTCAAACACGAAATACCTTTAACATGTATGGTGATGTTTTGTTTGATAATATGATGTTGGATTTAAAATCAAGAATAGAAAAAGAAACAGATTTGGAACTATCTGAAATGTATACTTATTGGAGAATATATTCAGAAACATCTGAATTGAAAAGACATAAAGATAGAGGTTCTTGTGAAATTTCAGGAACAATAAATTTAGGTGGAACTCCTTGGCCGATTTACATAGACCCTAATCCTAAAAATGGTTACTATGAAACAACAAAAAAAGGTAATGAAAAATATATTGCTGGAGGTGAAAATGGTGTAGAAGTTTTATTGGAACCAGGTGATTGTATGATATACACAGGAAAAGATTGTGAACATTGGAGAGAGCCATTGATGGAAGGTGAGTGTGCTCAAGTCTTTACTCATTATAGACAAACAAAAGATGTAAATGAAGAAGATAAATTTGATAGAAGATTAGGTCTTGGCATGCCTAGTTATACTAAAAAGATAAATAGTTAAATGGCAACAGATGATATAATAAATAAATATCTAGGAGTAGAAACTGAAGATTCTAAACCAGAATCTAAGCCACCTGCTGTCATTAGAAAAGAAGACAAAGAAACAGATGTAGATAATGACCATGATTATTCTAGAGAGGCGTATTACGATTTAATACAAAAAGGTCAAGAGGCAATAGATGGTATACTTTCTGTTGCAAAAGAAGGAGAACATCCAAGAGCATATGAAGTAGCAGGTCAGTTAATAAAAAGTGTAGGTGATACTGTTGATAAATTACAAGATTTAAATAAAAAATTAAAAGATTTAAAAGAATTACCTAAAAGTGCTGATACTAAAATTCAAAATGCTTTGTTTGTAGGTTCAACTGCTGAATTACAGAAGATGTTAAAGAAAGATGAAAATACTAAGAGCAAAGTCATCAATACCAAACATAGAGATATTTCAGATAAGTGATTTAGCATTTGTTAAACACGGATTTGTTTTAGAAGATATATTAAATGGTAAAGAAATGATAAACCCAATTGAAGTACATCAATGTACAAATCAAGGAACATTTGGTGCATTGGGTAAAGAATACAAAAAAAATTTATTAAAAGTAATAAAAGGTAGTCAAAGAGTTACTACTGCTTTACAACTAGGTTACACACACATAGAGGGTATATATGTCTGACGCTTATTTAGGAAATCCTAATTTAAAAAAAGTAAATACATCTGTAGAGTTTACTAAAGACCAGGTTCTAGAATTTCGTAAATGCGAAGAAGACCCTCTATACTTTATTAAAAATTATGTACAAATTGTATCATTAGATGAAGGTCTTGTACCATTTAAAATGTATGGATTTCAGGAAGAAATGGTACAGACTATGCATGATGAAAGATTTACAATATGTAAGTTACCTAGACAGTCTGGTAAATCAACTACCATTGTATCTTATTTACTCCATTATGCACTTTTTAACCCAAACTGTAACATTGCTATACTAGCAAACAAATCATCTACAGCGAGAGATATACTTGGTCGTTTACAACTTGCATATGAAAATTTGCCTAAATGGTTACAACAAGGTGTTATAAATTGGAATAAAGGTTCTATAGAATTAGAAAATAAATCTAGTATTGTGGCTGCCTCAACATCATCAAGTGCAATTCGTGGTGGTTCATACAACATCATATTCTTAGATGAGTTTGCGTTTGTACCGGCAAATATTGCTGAACAGTTTTTCTCATCTGTATATCCTACAATATCTTCTGGACAAAAAACTAAGATGATAATTGTATCTACACCTCATGGTATGAATATGTTTTATAAACTGTGGGTAGACGCTCAAAACAAAACTAATAATTATATTCCAATAGAAGTACATTGGTCTGAAGTGCCAGGTCGTGATGAAAAATGGAAAGAAGAAACAATACGAAACACTTCTGCTGAACAGTTTCAACAAGAGTTTGAATGTGATTTCTTAGGTTCTGTTGATACTTTAATATCCCCAACAAAAATTAAAACTATGCCTCATCAAACACCATTAGAATCAAAAGGTGGTTTAGATATGTATGAAAAACCATCAAAAGATAAAACATATGTATGTACTGTTGATGTTGCAAGGGGTACGACTAATGACTATTCAGCATTTGTTATATTTGATTGTTCACAAGTTCCTTATCGTGTTGTGGCAAAATATAGAAACAATGAAGTTAAACCATTTGTTTTTCCGAATATCATACAACAAGTATGTAATGGGTATAACAAGGCACATGTATTAGTAGAAGTAAATGATTTAGGACAACAGATATCAGATACATTACAATATGAATGTGAATATGAAAACTTATTAATGACAACTCAAAGAGGTCGTGCAGGACAAATATTGGGTTCTGGTTTTTCAGGAAGAGGGTCATCTCTCGGTGTAAGAATGACAAAATCTATTAAGAAACTAGGATGTTCTAATATTAAGACATTGATAGAATCAGATAAAATTATTGTAAACGATTTTAATATCATAGAAGAAATGTCCACATTCTCAAAAAGAGGAACATCATGGCAGGCAGAAGACGGAAGTAATGATGACTTAATGATGTGTTTAGTCATATTTGGTTGGCTATCTAATCAAGACTATTTTAAAGAATTAACAGATTCAAATATCAGAAATCAACTATATGTTGAACAACAAAATCTCATAGAACAAGACATGGCACCCTTTGGTTTTGTAGATGATGGCATAACAAAACCAGGTGAAGAAACTGAAGTAGACATGTATGGCACAGTATGGCATCCTGTGGTTCGTAAGGGTGAATAAGGTTTAGACTTTACTAGTATTATAAATAGAAGCAGTGAAAATTTTTATATATGGGGTATGAATAATACAACTATGGTCACTAATTTAATATTAAATTAACGGAGAATAACCTTATGGCATTTCAAGTATCACCTGGTGTTCT